CGCTGGTGCAAGGCGTCCATTACAACCCCCAAGCCCGGCATATCCATTTTCAAAGAAATCTCAGTCGTAGAGGGTATTGTCACTTGTTGCGTCATTTCAGCACCTTTTAAATCAATCCCAAGGATTAGCGCCTTTAGCCGGGGCGGACTTTGCCGTTGCTGCAGTCTTCGCAGACGCGGAAGACTTTTTGTCAGACGCGTCAGCTTCAAACACAAAAGCCTTGATGTTATTCTTGTCAGAATAACCCGCGCTCTTCTCAATGCCCAGCACCGCTTTGAATGGTCGCTCAATCAAAGCATCAGTATCTGATGCGTTAGGCTTGCCCGCCGCCGTTGCCCAGCTGACGATTTGCTGACGACCTATCTTTTGAGCTTTTTCGCTGGGGTTGTTGATGTTGAAATTAGCCCAAACTTTGCGACCTTCGTACTCACCTTTGCAGATCTCGAATTTTACCGCGATATAGCTGCCGTCACCGCTCTTGGTCGGTTTCTCTTCAGCTTCGAGCGCTTTCAGAGTGTACTCGCCAGCGGGTACAGGGTCAAACGAGGCCTGTTCATTTACGTCGACTTCAGATGAGTCAAACCCGAATTTAGCCATGATATGTATTTCCTTTTCTTGAGTTAGAAGTTAAACGCCGGCAATCGGAACAATTTTTGAAAGATTCTCAATCGACATCTCAATCTCATCGGGGCATGAGAAACGGTTTTTAGCCGCGTATGCAGGGGTCTCGACCAAGTGCAGCAAACGTTCGCCGTTGGTGGTGCCTCGCGTGCGAGCGGTATCGAAACCTTTAGCTTCAGATTTTTTGATGATGACTTTGAACGCAGCGAACGCTAGAATATCAACCCATTCCTGTAACAGCGCGTTGCACTGTTTAGGGAGCTTAGGCTGGTACCTGTCATAAGGATCGGTACGAGGGTCTTCAAATTTGACTACCGCAGCGTGCGCAATCAACACTACGTTCATACCGCGCTTAATACGCAAGACGTCAAGCCCTTGCAAGATTTCACGCAGCTCTTCAGCCATGTACATAGTGCCTTTGCCATAAGCCTGCTGTTTCTCGTCGTATTGCGCGTTCACGCTTTCAGCAATCAGGGGCTCGACCAGCCAATCGACAGAATCGATGACGACCGTTTTGAAACCGTGTTCTTCTTTGATCAACGTCTTGATACTATCAACCACGTCAACGAGCTTGAGCGCTTTGGGGAAGCTCACCACGTCAAGTGAGTCAAGACCATCCTCAGTGCTGATGAAGATGGGTGACGGAAACTGACTTGCGAGAGTGCTCTTGCCGATGCCATGCCCGCCGTAAATACAAATGCGCGGAGGCACGCTCTGCGGTCCTTTGCGCAACCCGCTCAGCCAGTTTGCGGGAGCTGTTTCAGCGTCCGCAGGCGTGTCGTTTTCGACAGATTTCGATTTAGCCATTTAGTTCTTCACTTTCTACATGTAAAATGTTTTCAGATATCAATTTCTGACGTGGGACCGTATTCGAAATCCCAGCGCTGGGCGGTGTACCCGAATTGCAGCTTGTCCCACTGCAAGATATTCACCGAATTGTGTTCCTCCAAAATGATAGATAAACAGACAGCGCAAAGCGTCGGATCTCCCAACATCAGCAGGCTGTCACCTTGTTGAAACTCAGACAAAGTGGCGCGAGCTTTGTCTATCATGTGTCGCGTATTGTAAGGGCGGCGCGTACGCGTAAAAACGCCGCGCAGCTTACCATAGCGCTTGGCGTCAGTCAAATCTTTGTCATCATCGACAGTTACGACGAACACTGTTGCAGTATTGCCGAGCTCATGTTCAATCATAATGTTTCTTTCTTCTTGCGTTTAGGTTTCACAGTTATCAGATCACGTTCAGCAGGTGTTAAAAACTTTGAACACCCGCAAGCTGACGCTATTTTAAGCGCTTCTACGTAATACCAATTATAGTCAAGGTCAGAAGGATGGTTTGAATCATCATCCAAAACCATGCAAGCACGAGCACCGTCTGTCTTTGGAACCTTGTTGCCGTTCTTCACGTACTTTAAAGGTTCGAGGGTTGGATCATTGCTCTGATACCACCGAACCACCTTACCTAAATACACACCCGCTTGAGCTCCGCCACCCGTCACGTTGCGGGCTGAGAGAAACTCGCGAAATGGCGCGTTTTTAATGGTTTCTAGGAAAGGAGTACCGTTAGCTAACCAGCGCCCCACAGCCTCAGCACACACACCTGCGGTGGGGTTTTTCTTCAAAGAGAGAGGAGCGTAGATTCCACGCGCTTTTACGACACGATTCGTCTTGACAGCGAAGTAGTTGTTCACATCTTTCATCGCTAATGCTCGGTACGGTGTGAACTCAAAATCGAACTTTGACACCTCGCTGAAGCGCTTGACCACTTTCTGCACCAGCGATTCGAGCTCTCGCGGATAACGCATAGCGATGCCGTCAGTGTTTGCAGACAGCGTAACAGCTCCTGCGCATTCAAGCCATTCGATAAGCATCAGTAAAGTGAATTGCCCGGTGAGCGTGACGGCTAGCATCAGGTCAGGAGCGTACAGCACCGAGTATTTATTGCCGAATTGTCCGAATACGGAATTGATTGCCACTTTTAGAGAGGCGTCAGTGTTCTTATCGCCCACGCGCTTAGCTTCTAAGCGACGTTCGTAAATGCTCCTGAACTCGTCAATGAACGGTTGACCCAGCCCCGCCGGTATGAAACCGCACTGTACGATGATACTAGGGTAAAACGAAGCCGCATCGATGTCAACTATGATATCCTCACCCGCTATGTGCGCGATCGATTTATCATGCGTGCTATGCACGCCACCCACACCGAGCTTGTAAGACCCGGTGCCGAAGGTGATAGGCTCAGCTAAGTATTCAGGCATAGAAACATGCCCCGTGCCGCTTACAGAGAATTTAGTATTCGAGACACACTCTAAAAGTTCAATCAGTGTCGGGGTTCGGAAAGTTAAGAACGAAGGTGGTTTATACGTCACGAATGGTGGAGGCGCAGCTTGCGAACCGCTCTTCAGCTTGAGCGTTATTGCTAACGTACGCTCAGCTAGTTGTGCGTCAGACTTGTCTCGCAAATCCACACCGTATTTACGCGACATGTCAACCCGCAACATCAACTGGTCATTCAAGCGCTTGGTAAGCTCTAGAGTAGTCTTAACGTCATTCCAGCAATACTTGAGTAATAGATCTTGTTGTTCGTACGTAACTTCAGCGTCATGTGGAATCGGCAGATCTTGCAGTGTCGGCATGTGCATGCGAGCACCCAGCGCTTTCAAACCGACAAATGCCGGAGCTGCGCCGCAAAGGTCTACACTTTTGAACCGCTTGTACGACAGACGATTGAGCAACTTCCAAGGCGCAGCACGTTCATCTATCAGCTGGTTGGAAAGTCCTTTCAAACGCTCCGTAGGATACCCCGAAAGCCACGCATTGACGATAACATCATCGTAAAAGCCGCTATTGAAGCCGACAAACTCGTAACCCGGCTGCTCTGTAAATTCGCGGAGTTTCTGCACCGATGCGGCACCGTCATGCCAGGTGTGAAAACGCTCACCGGTATCAACCTCTTGAGCGCAGAACAGCACGCAATTCACGTATACCTCCGTGTCAAAGATGAAGGTCTTGCTCATCTGTCCTGATTTACATAACCCGCAGAGGCGTCTTCCGCAGCGTCGAGTTCGGCAATGAGCAACTCTTGCTTTTTCTCAAGATAATGGATCGCTTTGCCGATGTCTTCTATCGACTTAGCTAAATCGCCCTTGCGCCCCAGCCGCCACAAATACTTAGTCGCGGCTCCTACGTAATAGTCCCAGCCCAGAGCGTGCACGACATCCCAATGCTGGTATTTGTGCAAACCCTTGTAGTGCCGCCCTCCCACCTGCTTTTCATTTGCTGCGCTCATTTGTTTACCTCATCTTTGATTGCATTGAATAGTTCCTGTTCCTGGTATGTCAGAATGTAATCTTCCGCGTACGAAATGTAGCGGTCAAATATCTTGCGCATACCGCGATTGCCTAGGGCGATCTCACGTGCGCAGAACATCGCGCCTTGGGCAATGTCAGCCAGCTTCAATACGCGCTTCTCTTTATCAGACAAAGGCGGCATCATCAAACCGACTTCAGCCAGGAGGCGGTCCTCAAGTTCGCTGACCTGCTCGCCGATGCCGTATTGACGCTTCGCAGGAGAAGGAATATCACCTGTCTGGTGCTCTGACAAATCGTGCAAAAGCGCCGACACCAGTAGCGCTCGAGAAGCTTCCGGCTGAAGCATTAAGCACATCGTCGCTACCCCATGCGAATGATGTCCAACGGTTTCTTGCTGGATGGTCAATACGGTGTGGTACCGCTTGACTTCGGCACCCGCTTGTATGAAATTGAGTTTCGTCTTCACGTTGAGTTCTCCAGTTGAGAGATATGAGGTATACAGAGCGCATTATAGCGCTCTGAACAGTCGTCAAGAAATCTTTTTCAATTCACGTCGTTGGATCCAATCGAACGCGGCGCGACGCCAATCTTCAGCCTTGACTTTAGCCGCCCAGCCTTCACCCGTACCGTATTTGCTTTTGCGAAAATGACTGATCATCGCCATCGGGTATGCGACGTGTTCAAAGAACGGGTGCGTGTACTCGCGCTCGACAAAGGGGTTTTCGCAGAAGCGTTCACAGTCGCGCATAAAACCACTGTAGTCGCGATTGAGCATGATGGGCAACGGGATGACTTGACCGTCAGCGTAATAGTCGTAATCGCTGCTTTGCGGCGGCATGTCTAAAAAACGTTTCGAATCATATAGCTCTGTGTAGAGGTGCAGGTTCGTGCTGAACGTCCGGTACGCTCCTAGCTTTACACCGACTGCCGCAGCCACCAGTTCTTGCAAGAACGTCATGTGGACGATGTTTGCCCCGGCGTAACCGAAGTACACATCGTTTGACCTGTTGATGACAGTCAGATTGAGCACGCCGTTTTGAATTTCAAACATCAGCTGCGTGTTGCAGGCTTTGTCTTTAGAGACTTTTGACAAATCACCCGCATCCCAGATCTGCACGACCGCTTGTCGCGTTGTAGGGTCTGACTTCAGCAATTCTATCACTCGTGTGAGCTGGTCATAGCCGAAATGATGACGCCAGCGGTACCCGTACGCCGCGTTAAACACATTGCCGTCATCGCTGTATTGACCGATACGACTGTTGAACAATTGCGGGAATTGCACATCACGTCGACCCGCAATCATCCACACTGCTTCCAGCAGGTGAAACACAGGGTTACAGTCGCGATCTGAGTTGAACAGCACGCGCTCACGGGGTTGGCTGACTGTGGTCAGCACGGGGGTGGCGATACGCAACGCGGGACCGTTGCGCGTGTCGACTTTGATTCCAGATGTCTTGAATGTCCAAAACATTTCGCTGAAAAGTTCATTCACATTACGAGCATTGATTAGCATTTAAAACTCCGTCTCAGGTTTGTAGATAGATTTAGGTTTGCCGATATCAGGTTTTTTCTTGATGTACTTAGAATATTCACAGCAGCAGTTCTGCACGTCATGCAGCGTCAAGTCGTCTATTCCAAGACGTTCTCTAATTGACGAGTTTAGCTCTATCAGAACGGCGTTGAATTCATCTTGTTTCCAAAGGTGATACAGAGCCTGCTCAGTTAATAAATTCAACCCTTGCTGACTACCCGGACCGAGCGGCGCCCAGGAATAAACATCTTTGAAATTCAGCTCTGTGTAAGTCAAATCAGCCGCGACTTGACCAGCCATGAACGTGCCGACCCCGTAACACTTTGAGAGTTCTGACACGATCAGTTCGACGCTATGCTCGCCTGACTCAATACCGCCCCACACGGCGGCATTGACAGCGCCTGAGCGCTTCACAACATCCTTGATGATATATTCAGCAACAGCTCTTGATTTCACCCCGCCAGGGTCTTTCCTTGTCGGATACAGCATGTAAGCCCCGCCATACACCTTATGACCCGTAGACCTCAGATTCTCAAGAACCTCTACGAATAGCTCAGCTTTAAAATTTGACGGACCACACGGTATCACTCCCGCATCAAGCAACGCCGCCAACGTGGGAGGCCAGTTCAAAAGACGCGCTATCAGTAATGTGAACCATAAGTACTCATCACCGCACTCGATCGCAGGTGTGATCAAATACGATTTGATCCATCTGGACACTCTATCGTGTCTGCGTCGAATGTTAGTGAATTTGTATTTGTTAATAATAGGGTCGGTCGTCCACGGCGCGGGCAGACCCGACAGGCGTTTGAGCCTGACTTTCTCACGTTCATCAACAAAATGCAAGAACTCTTTAAGATTATCTTCTTTAATAATCATTGCTCAGCCTCTCTCAACCAGTTTACAACGACGCCTACCGGGTCAGTGTAATCAATCCAGCGTACATCATAACCCCCCGCTTGAGTCAGCAACTCCGCGCTGCGGTGACATTGGTTGTAAACGCTGCGCATAGTCTTGTCAGGGTCGAACGGTTTGTCGTTGTCTGCTGCTAAGCGACGAGCCAGCACGCGCTCAAGGCACAATTCCCAGGGCGTGTCGAGGAAACCGAAAATCGCCCCGCGTTGCTTCAAGATAGGTGCTACGTGACCGTTGGAGCTTAATTTGCTCATCAGCATCCCTTCAACCAGCACGTGTCCTGCTGAATAAGCGGCTACAACGCGCTCAGCAATCTCTTCCTGCGTCTTGATGCCGTCCGCGCCGCCGCAGGTGTTTTCGTAGCTGCCTACGATGTAAACAGGTCGCGCAATACCCCACTCTGTAGCGTCTACATAATATCCCGCAGGGCGTCCAGGTTTACCCCCCAGCGCTTTTGAAGGGAGTCTTTGCAGGAATCGACGCACAGTATGCGTTTTCCCGCTTCCGTTGCAGCCTCTAATGTTTACTATCTGGTTTCTCATTTCAGAGCCTCCACAAGCTTGTAAGCATGGCTAGCGGCGAGCACGGTGCCGTTTTTAGCCCCTCCGGTCGACACCCAGAGCTGCGGACTCACTTGGCGCAAATACCCGGCTTTGTGACCTTCGACGTACGGTCGAGCGCCTTCATGCATCACGTAGTTTGACACATCAAAATCGCTCATAGAAGCCGCTCTGAGCAACGTCTTGGCTGTCCGCTCTACGCGCTCTGCAAGCCAAGTTTTCTGCGTCAAAGCTGATCCGTCTCCGAACCAGAACCTCTCAGCGTCGATGTTGAAACCGACCGACTGCCTGTAAGGCGCGTACACATGCAGCTTCGGTTGCGACAACTGACCAACTATGCGGAAGCTGGCGCCGTACAAGCCTTTGATGTCAGGCATGTCGGTTATGAGTTCTTTGGACCAAATACCCGCCGCCACAATAACCGTGCCGCGCAGCTCTTGCTCGACGCCGAATTCGTTAACGCAATGGACGACCCCGTCATCCACACGCGTCACTTTGGCGTAAACGTCTGGCGGTTGCAGTATCTTGTCAGGGTTCACGTGTTTGGCTTTGAACTTTGACACCATGTTGCTTTGGAATTCAAGGTTCACAACCTCGTAGCATTCTTTCAAAACAGACAGCGCATTACCGATGTCTTCGTGAGACATACTGTTGAGCCAGTTCGGCGCCAGCACACAGCCCGAAGCTGGAGAGGCTTGATAGGGTCGACTCTCACCCACGACTGTCACATTGTACCCAGCGCGGCGAGCGTAACACGCGATCACGTTGCCGAATATTCCTGCCCCAACAATTACCACATCACGGTTTGTCATATCTTAGTCCTTCGTTCAGAATCGCCTTCAACTGCTCGGTTGTCATTAGCTGGCCGGGGGCCCGGGGAGGCGTCTGATCGGCTGCGTAAAGCTGCTCAGAGCCTGGTAGCGGGGAATCTACCCAGACCTCGTCGTTGGCCGTTTTGCCCCAGCATTGGTGTCCAAGCGACATGTGCAAACCGAGCCCGGCTGAGCTACCCGCCAGCGACTTAACGCGACGGCATCCCGCATCCACAGCCGCCTGTTCCACGTAAGCGTACAAGCTCTCGGCAAACCCTTTGCGTCGGTACTCAGGCAGCGTGTAAGCTCCGTACCAATTCGCATAAGGCTCCCACAAGTTCTTCTTGCGTTTGCCGATCTTGGTCATGTTAACGCTAATCGCTCGGTCACCTTCCATCCAGAACGTGATACGCGCTCCGTAGAATATGTAGAGGTTGATGTCTGAAATCACAGGGTGTTTCTCGCCGCTCTCGACGCGCATTTTCTTGACCATCTGCTTTACCAGGTCAGGGTTTTGATGCAATTCGACTATCATACCGGCTCCGGCAAATTGCTGCGCACATGTTCTGCAAGGTCGCCCCAGCCCGTCATCGAGTGATGCAGCTCTTCTGTGTCTTTGTTCAAAGGGTAATGACCTTTCAGATGTGATTTGTATTTACAGAAAATCGTTTCTATTTCTTGAACATTAACAAGACGATTACCGGAAGGCGGAGCTGTCCAGCCTTCGGCTCTGTAAGAAGCGACATAATGCTCGACCGTCTTAAGCAACTCTTCATCCTTAATCGGATACTCCCACGGGCGATGGTTCCAGTCAAATTTGGTTTGCTCACTGGTTTCCAACTCAGCCAGCCACGCTACCGCTGCTCCTTGACGCGGGTCTTTGTAAATGCCCAGATGACAATTGGTGAAATCAGTGTCGTAACCCAGCACTCGCTCACTCATGTCAGCGATCTTGAACGCTATCCACGGGCCGAATCCTCGGTGAGTCTGAACAGCGCTCGACACTGAGTCGTAAGTGTACGCGCCGGACTTGTCAGGCTGCACAAAACCTTTCACCATGTCCTCAGCGCCTGTAGGATACCGGGCTTGCAATTCAGCCATCGCGCTGATAGCTTGTTGACCCCTGAAGTGTCGACGTTCAGAACCTCGGGGGAAAGGCTTGCTGCCGTCAGGGTTGCTGTCGTTGCGCGCAGCGGTTTGCATGCGTCGCCAGTATTCTTCAGCGGTATCAGCTTCAGCAATGCTAGCGGCCAGACCCAGATGGTAGAAACACCAGTAAGCTGCGCAAATACGCGCCAAACAGCGTTGGCTGAGGTTAGACTTGTGCAACGCTACGTAGACGGGGTCTAAATCGCCAGAGCGCAGTAAATGTGCGCCGAAATCTTTCAAAGTCATTACAGTCATGTTCAAGCCTTTGCAAGTTCGTGGTCTCTGGGAACTTTGAACCCTGCCGCGTGTTTGTGCCCGCCCCCTCCGTAATGTGCGGCAATCAGACTCACATCCAGGCCATCAGGTCCGCTACGCAAGCTGAATATCCGGCGGGTTTCCGTGTCGTAGTACGTCGCGGAGAACGGCTCGCCTTGCCCCAACAGGTGTCCGCCATCGCTGGCCATGTGTCCAGGTACGTTTGCAGCCAAGGCCATGTAACCGCCAATCGGTAGTCGGCGACGGGTTATCCGGCAAACGTCATCAACATGTTTGTCGTGCTGGCGAATCAGCGCTACGCCTGTAGCGGTCAGCGACAAGAGCTCCGTGACATTGCTGTTCATCAAAGTATCGAAATACTTGAACGTGAATGGGTTGCTGTTGATGGCCGCGTGGCGCTCCCGGCTGAAGTCCAACTGGAATTTCCACAGGTCACGGTCCTCGATGTTGTCCAGTAGGGCGGGGCGACGCTCTCCGGGAAACAGGTAGTCCCATACCATTCCAGCGCCACTGCGCTGCATGTCGAAGTGTACAATCATCGGGCAGTGCTCGCCCCCTGGCGCAAGGTTCTGCAAGTCCGCCTGGGCTGATGCGTGGTGATCCAGCACCGTGATTGACCTCGCCTTGGTGGACATCTCCAGAAGGGTGTCCGCTTTGTAGCTGAAGTCCACCAGGAACACGTCCCGGTCGATTACATCCGGTGGCGCTAGACCGTACACCCCACCGTGGAAGTCGTACCCCTCTGGGTCCTTATGGTGGAAGCACCAAGCAGCGGCAAAGCCATCGGTGCAGTTGGCGTGGTAAATGACTAAGGGTTTCATAGTAATGCTGCTTTGAGGTGTAAATTCATGATAAGAGTTAAAAAGGTATAGGGGTCTTAGAAGTTGCGATTCTACCTGAATATGTAAAAGCCTGATCCGCCGCGACTGACATCAACAACTCAGCGTCTTCGCAACCTTCTCTTTCGAGCTGTCTGACGACTGACATCGGATCTTTGTGACAATACGTTGAGAAGGGTCTATGTTTGAAATGATAACCCCCGCAGTCGCACAGTTTGTGACCGGATTCTTTAAGATGAGATCGCATCAAATCTAAAGTCATGCGACGAGTTCGACACTCGGGACATCTAAATATCATACCGATGACTCACGATAACGATACATGCTGAAGAGTTTCCGGGATACTGAGTTGCCGACACATTCACACAGTAGTAGCCTCCCAGCTCTTTCAACGATCTGTGGAATTTGAGCTTCATGCGTCGCCGCGCTTCTGCCGGTTGTAAGACACCGTCCAGGCGTGTCAGCAATAGGTATTCGTCTCGACCCAAATCGCCTAGTTCCACAAAACCGATTCTCTGATTCGACAATACCATGTCGACAGGTGTGTTTTCTTCGTTCATTTCTGAACCTTCACTTTCTTTCCATGCTTAGTGTAGCATTGGGGTATATCATTCACCCATTCGACATGAGCATTCTCGCCGCAGACCTGCTTACCGAC